TTCTAGTAAAAGATATTGATATTAACGGTAAACTTAAAGTTGACCCAAATTCAGAAGAAGGAGGATTATTATATAACACTAAAGAACAAAATTTTGATAGAGCAGCATATAATGCGATTTCAAATGTTGGAACAAGTGTGGTTTATAATAATATGACGTTAAAATATAATGACACAACAGATAAATTACAAATAACCCCAACTACTAATATGAAAATTGGTACTTATTTTGAAAATTATATTGATAATGCTGAACTCATAGATAAAAAAGCAATTACTAGTCAAGTAATGGATTCTTTTTATGGTACACTTTCAAAGAAACAAAATAAAAGTGTTAGTCAAAATCAAAAAGAATTAGAGGTTGGTTTATTATTAAAACAAGTACTTAATGATAATGATAGTTTTGAAATATCACCAAAAGATTATGATGCAATACTTGAAAAAGCAAGTGAATTATCTTCTGGTTTAGTAACATATGATTTAGGTTGTGGATTGATTGATGCAGAACTAGATTTCAATGATTTGGATAGTATGGTAAAATCAATATCTGGGTCAACAGACCCATTCTTTGTTGCTGACCAATTTGAAGGAACAATTGAAAAAAGTAGTAGTAATGATGCAACTGAAAAGAATAAGGAAACAATTAAGGATGGTTTTTTCCAAAAAATTATCAATATTTTAACAATAAAACTACTGGAAGCCGTAACAACAGCACCACAAATACGTGTCCTAATGGCAATGATGAGTTCATTAGAGAATAATGGAACAGTATTAATTAGTGACCCTAAAGAGGACATGAAAAATTTTAAGACCTGTATTCAATGTATGGCAAAAGAAATAATGAGACTTGTTGCTGCATTTATTTTCGCATTGGCTGTTGCGTATTTAATCAAATTATTAAAACCAGTAATAATAAGAGTACTTAAAGAAAAAATAAATCAATTCGTTGGAATAATTAAAAGTCTAACTGGTGCAAATAAATTTATATAAAATGATAGTTGACCATAAATTAAACAAACAATTCGTTGGCGTTTATTTTTTGGATGGAACGACTGACAGTACTCAGCTTGTTACAAACATAAAACCAAATGGTTTTAGAAGATTCATGACCAGACTATTTATTGGAAATGGATTAGTATTCAAAAACTAAAAGAAGTAAAATAAAATGGCAATTGATTTTAATAGTATTGATGCAATTATTGGTGGATTTAATAAGATATTAAATCTCTCGTCAATTGGCGGTCCCCCACCCGTACCCACACCACTTATGTTAGTTGGTGTACCTATGCGTTCTGGATTGTCACCAACTAAAATCGCATCAAAAATTATTGCCAGAAAATCAGAAGCAGGATTACCTGTAGGTGCATTACCATCAGGTGCAATTAGTCCTGATGAAATGATGGAAAGAATAAGAATCGAAGAAATAGTTAAAGCACTTCAAGAAGATGCTCTTATATCGGTAGCGATTCCGCCCGGGATTACCCTCACAGCAGCAGGTATATCACCAACGGGACCTGTTTCGGTATTCGGTTCAACAATAATTTTTTCAAAAGGCTATGGAGTCATGCAATAAAGAATTAATTGACAAATTTTTAGAGAAATTCAAGAAAGATTGTCAATATCCTCTTAATTATAAATTAATTGAAGAAATAAGAAATGGAAAATCTGAATAAATATACCCCAACTCAATTACTTAAAATGAGTAACGATATTTGTAGTGAACATGAAATTTTGAAAAAAGATATTGTAAATATTACTTTCGAAATTGAAGAACTTGAAAATACACTCAATATGAAAGCTCAAAAATTACAAGAATTAGAAAAAAATTATGTGGATATTATTGAAAAATTAAATGGGTAATGGGATACGACAAACCAATTATACAAACCAGTAATGCTTACAAAAAAGAACAAGCAGGTATTGTTAGAAATAGAACAATTTTTTATGGAGAAGTTATTGATATTGATGATGAAACCGATGGTGGAATTATTAAAGTAAGAATACCTGAACTTGATAATAAAACTAGTGATAGTGATTTACCTGATTGTTATCCATTACAACCTAAATTTTTCCATATTTATCCACAACTTGGTGAAATGGTCAGGATTTTTATTGAAGATAATAAATTTCCAGAAAGAAGCCGTTTTTGGTTAGGACCTGTCATTTCACAACCTCAAAAAATAGGATTCGATTCAAGATTTAGTGCTCTTTCGACAACAAATCTTAGTATGACTAAACCCCTTAAAGCACCAAGTACTTATCCTGATGCTGATGGTGTATATCCCACAAAAGAAGATGTTGCTATTGTTGGTAAAGTAAATACTGATATTATACTTAGAGTTAATGAATTACATCTAAGAGTGGGAAAACATGAAAATGATGAGCCGTTAAAGTTCAACACTAAGAATCCTGCGCACATAAGCATGGTTTATGAACCATTTGATGGTAATAATGAAAATTATTATAGTAATACAATTGTTCTAAGTAATAAAATTGGTTTAATTACACATGATGGTAATCCTAAATTTAAGGCAGCTAGAATCAATTCAGAGGATAGGGTGAGGGTATTTGCCGAAGGACATCCAATAAGCCGTGCAGACATCTTAATTGAGGCATTAGAAGTATTTAGACAAGCATTACTTGGTCACGTACACGGATATTCTGGAATCGCTGCTGATAAGAACGCTGTAATTAAAAAACTTGAAGAATTACAACTCGAAGCAATCTTACAAAAAAATGTTGTGACAAACTAATTTTTTATATCTTTGTCACAATGAATATTGAAGTCCCAAATAAATTTTTTACCACATTTAATGATGTTGTATTTCACGATGAACCACATAAGTATTATCTGGATGATAAACCATTAATAAGTGTTACTACTTTGATACATCGTTATCAAGAAGAATTTCAAGAAGATTATTGGTCAAAATATAAAAGCGAAGAATATGGTCTTACTCAGCGAGAAGTATTGCGTGCATGGGAATTTATAAATAAAAAGGGAACGATGAAAGGTTCAGCCATCCACGATTATGCTGAACGACTTTTCTTAAATAAAAATTTTCCTTACCCCAAACAATGGATTCTTGACGAATTTGGGTTTGACCCCGTACTACTAGAATACGAAATTACTAAAAAACATGTTGATAAATTCCATTCTGATGTTCAGGGGAAATTAATTCCGATACGAACTGAGGCAATAATATACGATAGAGAGTCGTTAATTGGTGGAATGTTCGATATTCTTTTCTATAATGTTAGAGCTGGTGAATATCAAATCTGGGACTATAAAACAAATAAAGCATTTACCAAAGAAATGAAGTCCAGACACTTTCATGATGAATTATTTATGTTGGAAGACTGTGATTTGGAAACATATTCATTACAATTAGCGATGTATAAAATGATTATCGAGAAAAATACTGGAATTAAACTAGGGAAATCATATATTGTTTGGTTTTGTCATAATAATGATAATTATGAAATAATGGAAACCAAAGACAGAAGTTATTATGTTAATATAATTATGAAAAAGAGAATTGCTGAATTAGCAGCTTAAAACTAAAATAAAAAACCACACATAAAATGAATATGTGTGGTTTTAATAAAGTTATTAATTGATTTTTGAGTATTAATAATTCAAAATACATCGCCACGGCTGTATTTCCAAACTAATGTTCGAAATTTCATCATTCCCGTAATCATTATCTCCAAAATCAATACTGGTTATCATACATTGTTCTAAGAAAAATTTAGAAACCTCTACACCTGTTGGGTCGAGTTCTTTCAACGTAATATCTTTCTTATAACCTGCTGCATATCCCATACGACCTGTAAGTGATTCAGCATGTAAACGAACCCACTCCATAAGTTGTTGTGAGGTTGACGGACCGATTGGGTCAAGAAATGTTACCGACATTGTATCCCAAGTATATCTACCTGCAACATAATTCTGTTCGTTCATATATTGAATAGGGACACTATTGATTTTCATTGAAGGTCTTTTGAATTTTTGAACTTTCCAAGTTTCAATCCCTGTTGTCGTATCGAATACTGCAAAGAATCTATTAATTCTCTTTGGTTCGTATTCGAACGGCATTGTTCTTATCATTGTTTCTCCTGCCATTTTATTTGATTGTTAAATTCTGTTTATTATTTACGTTTAATAATAAATACTCTGTTATTTGAAAATCATAAAGATTAGATAAAGAAAAATTATTTTGGCATTTTTCCTGTTCTCTGATACCATCTTAATTCTGATTTACTTAAACTATCCATAGTCCTTACAGGAATTTCGTCTTCATCATCATAATCTTCATCAATTAACTCATTAATCTCAGCTTCTAATTCTGGTTCAACTTCCCTTTCTCCATCAATTTTCCTATCATCAGGATAAATAGGTAATTCAGCATCCATAACTCTCTGTAAATCAGATAAATCAGATTCTTCAAGAGGTTTGGTTTCTTCTGTAATTTCAGTTATTGGTTGTTCGGTTTTGCTTTGACCTAATATTGTTTTTATAAGTCTTCCTTTTCTTTTATTTGCCATAATTTTATAATTATTTTTCACATAAATACTCAGAGATGAAAAAGACCCGCAAATTGCGGGTCTTTTTCATCAATTTTTCATTAATATTAACCACCAACATCATCAAATGATGCACCAGATGGAGTAATTGTGAAAGTAATTCCAATGAATTCAAGAGAACGTGTTGGTTTTAAGAATATTTCACCAAATAATTCGTTTCTATCTTGAGTTTCAGGAGTATTATTACTATTATCCATTTTAACTCTAAAGTCAGTTAAACCTCTTTCTCTTTTAATACTATCAAGAATTGGATTTACTTTATTTAAAAATTCATCAATTGTTGCTTGGTCATTTTGTTCGAATACAAGTCTGATTGCAATGTTAGCAATAAGAACTTTAATTTGAAGTAATAATCTACGAACATTAATTCTATCAAGAGCACTTAATTTAACCTGAAGAGTTTTTTGTCCAAAAATTGCAGTTCCTGCATCAGCAAAATCAGCTAGTGGATTAATTCTACCTTCATAAAGAATATCACGTGCTTCCAGTGATAACTTATACATTGATTTTCTTGCATTAGTTACACCACGGGTTAAACCAGCAGGTGCAAACCAAGGGAATTTTACATTATCAGTAAATGCCATTGCTCTTACAACTTCACCTGTTGGTGGAATATAAATATTCACGTTGTTTTGAGAATCACGCATTTGAATCCAAGGGAAGTAAGTACACCCATAA